ATAGAGGATATTTGCCGAATATACCGGGTTCCAATGCATTTAGTGCAAAATCTTGATAAAGCCACAAACAATAATATCGAACACCAATCTCTTGAATTTGTAACGTACACAATGTTACCGTGGTTTAAGCGGTGGGAATCTGCAATAAATAACCAACTTGTATCAAAAGAACAGCGCAAAGAGGGTTATTATTTTGAGTTTAATCTTGCAGGGCTATTAAGAGGCGATCAGGCTGCAATGGCCACGGCATTTGCTACGGGTAGACAATGGGGATGGCTTTCAGTTAACGATATAAGACGATTGCTTAATATGAATAGTATCCCAGGTGGAGACGTATATTTGCAACCTATGAACATGGTTGAGGCAGGCGCAAACATCGACAATAATATAAAAGATGAAATTTTAAAGACATTTCAACAGAGGGGCTAATTTTGAGCTTAAAAAGTTGGATAAGCATAAAAAATAAAGCTGATAACCGGGCAGAAATAAGCATATATGGCCCTATAACAGACGAAAAATGGTACGAGGAGGATGTTACACCGTCAGAATTTAGAGATAAAATGGCAGAAATTAAGGATGCGAAATACATTGATTTGTATGTAAATTCACCTGGCGGGGGTGTTTTTGCGGGGCAAACCATATATAACATCATTAAAAGACATCCGGCGAATGTAACGGCTCATGTGGATGGGATAGCTGCTTCTATTGCTTCAGTTATATTGATGGCTGCTGATGAGATTGTCGTGCCCCAAAACGCAATGATTATGATCCATAGAGCCTCTGCCATTGCTATTGGCGATGCTGAAGATATGTTTAAAATGGCAGAAGCTTTAGAGAGAGTTGAAAATACAATCGTTTCCGTTTATCAGGAAAAAACAGGGCTTGATGAGGATAAAATAAAAGAATTAATGGCAGCTGAGACATGGATGAATGCTGGCGAAGCTTTAGAGCTTGGTTTTGCTGATAGTATAGATGCAAAAATGTCTATTGCAGCTTCTATCCGTGACAACATTGCCATTATAAACGGGCAAGAGATAGATGTGTCTCAATATCGATCTTTCCCGCATGATAGAGTTTCGGTAGAAAACAAAAAATCAGAAAACAATATACCGGATTATGGTAAATTTGACAGACAAATAGCACGAAACCAAACTATTACAGAAAGGTAATATTATGAATTGGTTGAAATTAATGAAGGATGCGCAGGCTAAACAAGAAGGTTTGCTCGCACTTGCAAAAACAGAAGCTCGGATTTTCACCGATGTAGAAAAAACAGAGTTTGATAATGCACAGGTTGATTTTGATAATGCGAAAAGCATGGCTGATGCTGCTGCAAAAATTGAAGCTCAGAAAAAGCAGATTGTTGAGCCAAAAACTCCTGAAAACAATACGCCGACTCCTCGAATCGATGTGACAAACAACCCTCCTAAATGGTCAAATATTGCGGAGGCTATGCTCGCAGTTAAAAGAGCCGCAAGCGGTCACGGCGTTGACGATAGGCTTATTTCCAATGTTGCTGCAGGGCAGAGCGTAGGAAATCCTGCAGGTGGTGGTTTTGATGTTGGTTCTGATATTATTGGCGGTATTCAGAGCAAAATGATTGAAACTTCAGTTCTTGCTTCAAAATGTGATAATCAACCTATAGGCGCAGGGAAAAACCGCATTGAGTGGGTTGAAGTAAAAGAGAACTCTCGGGTTTCTGGATCTCGACACGGTGGATTAACTGGATATTGGTTGGCAGAGGCTGCAGCCATTACCGCTTCGCAGGTTGAACTTGAAAAGAAAGAGCTTGCACTTGAAAAGGTCGCCGCTCTTTTTTATGCAACTGATGAACTTATGGAAGATTCTGTTGCAATGGCTTCAATGGCTACAAAAATGGCAGGTTCAGAACTTGCGTATATGCTCGATGATGCTATTTTTAGTGGTTCTGGTGCAGGAAAACCGCTCGGATTATTGAATGGTGCAGCTCTTGTATCCGTCGCTAAAGAATCCGGACAGGTTGCAAGCACAATTGTTGCAGAGAATATTATCAAAATGTATTCAAGAATGATTCCATCTTCTATGGCTGGTGCTGAATGGTACATTAATCCTGATGTTCTTCCAGAACTTCAGACTATGGGTCTTGCAACTGCTGGCGGTACTATTCCTGTTTATCTTCCTGCTAACGGGCTTTCAGATGCTCCTTATGGAACACTATTTGGAAAACCTGTTGTTCCAATTGAACAGGCTGAAGCTCTCGGAAGCGTTGGAGATATTGTTTTTGCAAATATGAAGGACTACATGTTGATTAATAAGGGTGGCGTTCAGGCAGCCTCATCAATCCATGTCCAGTTCTTAACAGCACAGCAGGTTTTCCGTTTTATTTACAGAGTAAACGGAATGCCAAAATGGAACAATACGCTCACTGCCGCAAAGGGTTCGACTACTCGTTCACCTTACATTGCGCTTGCAGCTAGATAATAAATAATAATCGGGGGGTTCATAGCCCCCTTTATGAAAGGATAAAAAAATGAATCTTATACCAAAAATTGTAAAAGGGCTTGATCCTGTTGCTGATGCTTTTGCTGGAACGGTTACATCTGATGTTTTTTCCATGAAGAATCATAAGCTTGCCGTTGCTGTTATTTCTAAGGGTACCGGTGCAACTGGCACATCAACAATAACCGTTTTAGCGTGTGACGATGTTACACCATCAACAACTTCAGCAATTCCGTTTAAATATCAGGCGATTACCAGCGGTGATACTCCAGGAGCAATTACCAATGCGACTACGGCCGGATTTGCAACTACTGCCGGAAGTTCACAGCGCTATCTTGTGTACATTGATGCGAGCGATCTTGCATCGAGTGGATACGGATATTGTCAGATCAATGCAGTAGAAGTGGTCGATAGTCCCGTTCTTGGTGGAATCGACATCCTTCTTTTTGAAGGAAAAGAACAGTCTGAAATTCCCGTAACTGCAATAGTATAAAGAAAGGATAAATAAAATGTCTATATTAATTCCAGCCGAGGCTATGATAGGCCCAATCGCAGGAAAACGAGTTGACAAAGCTACCGCAGCACTACCCGCAACTACAGACGGAGATCTGTTTAATATTACAGGTGGTCGTGTTGTCCTTACATCGATTATCGGTGAGGTAACAACTGCAATACAAACACAGGCCAATAACACAAAGTTGAAGTTTAATCCTGATGCAACTGGTGCAGATGTTGATCTATGCACAGTTTTAAGTATCTCAGGCGATGCGGTCGGTACGCTTTATAGCATTACAGGTGATTTTTCAGATGCTTTGAAAGAGGGCCTGAACTGTCTTGAAGCTGACGCTCTTTTGGAACGTCCGATAATACTGTCCGAGGGTGCAATTGAGTTAGATTGTGCGGCTACAAATACAGGCTCCGTAGCTTGGACGGTTACATATTATGCTCTCGACGATGGTGCATCGATAGAGGCCGCATAATGCAGGGACGCTTAAAACTGATAACTGCTCCTACAATCGAGCCAGTAACAACTGATGAGGTCAAACTGTATACTCGAATTGATGGAAATACAGAAACATCTCTGTTGTCTGCATGGATTGCATCGGCTCGTATATTAGCAGAGGAATATCAGAGAAGAGCGTATATTACCCAAACTTGGGAACTGCTTTTTGATGGGTGGCCGTGTACACCTTTTCCCCTTCCACGGTCACCTATTCAATCAGTTACAAGTTTTACATATTACGACTATGCTAATACTAGCACTATATGGAGTTTGGATAATCTGGAGGTTGACACAGACACTCAACCCGGTAGGATATCTTTAGCTCATGGGATTACATGGCCATCTACAACATTAAGGGCGCTTAATTCTGTAAAAGTGAAATATGTTGCTGGGTATGGTGACGAAGCTACAGATGTTCCGCAAAGCATTAAAGATGCTATCTTGTTGTATTGTGCATACAGGTACGAAAACAGAACAGCAGAGATAGCTAGCGTTCCAGATCATTTTTATGATCTACTTCGGCCTGAGAGGGTTTATTTGTAGTGGATAGGAAAGGTAAAAAAACGCTTGCTACCGAAATGAGGCATAGGATAACAATACAAACTCTTGTTGATGTTGACGATGGCGCTGGAGGGTTTACTGAAAGCTGGATAGACGAGGATGATATATGGGCTGCCATATACCCTATGAGCGCAAAGAGAATAAATGAGTATAAATCTTTAAATGTTGATGCTACACATCTTGTAAAGGTACGGGCATCTTGCACTATCGGAGGCACTACATTTAAGCAGAGAGTTAAGTTTGATGATAGATCATTTGAAGTTTTAACTGTAGAAAATGCTCAAGAGCGTGATGTTGTAAAGTGGATAACTTGCAAAGAAAGCAGGGGTTGACATGGGCTTTAATTTTGATCATAAGAGCTTTATAGATGTTGTTATAAAAGATATAAATAAAAAAGACTCACAATTAAGAGTTAAAGCCGCAAGGTATTTAAAAAGAAAGATTGCAGCAAAAATAAAAAACAGAGCAGTATCCGCACCAGGTCAACCCCCTGGAATGAAAACAGGCAATCTGTTAAAAGGCTTAAGAGTTAAAGGTGGGGATTGGGTTGCTTATGTTGGTTTTGCAAAACCCGCTTACCATGCGTCTCTTTTAGAGTTTGGCGGTAAATCTAACCCAAGATCAACAAAAAAAGGGCAGGAACGTGGATACATGGCTGCTAGGCCAGTATTGTTTCCTACATTTGCAGAGGAAGAAGACGCTGTGGCGCAAATACTATCTGAGAAGAGAGTCTAGGGTTTAGATATGGCCTATCAATCGATTGAGTCAGTAATCATATCTACTTTACGTGGAAACTCTACATTGACAGCCATGCTATCAACGTACAGTCAAGCCCCATCTATTTTTTCAGATTTAGCACCTGAAAAAGCAGCAACACCATATCTAGTTATAGGAATTACCCGGGTTCCAACAGATCCTGAGGTAGGGCTGTTTAATATGTATATCAACTATTTTGATGAGGGCGCTTCCCGTGAGAATGCCAGGGCGGCACTACAAAAAATAGAGGAGATACT